TTAGCCGGGCTGATCTGAGCATTACACAGGATCGACTGAAGAAGATGACCATTTCAGATTATTCAGCAACACTGTATGAGGCATTCCGCATGGAGTCGTTCACGGACAATGTGCTCTGGTTCAAGAATGATACTATTTCACTCATGCAAGAGTTATCGCCCGAGCAAAAACAACAGCTATACGATGAGGGATTTGAACAGGGTTCACGCTTCTGCTCCAAACGTTTCCCGGAGAAACTGGGTTAGTGCAATCGCTGTCGGAGCCCGGTTGTAATCGTAGAGCGCAGTAGCCGTTTCAAGCTTCACAGTCGGATATGCATCCACCTGGTAGAGATCGGCAGTTGTGCGATCCTTCTCGGCATTCACACGAACGAAAGAGACTGTTGTATTTCCGAACGTGCTTGGACCTGCCTCCAGCTTCTCCCATTCGGGCATGGCTTTCTGACAGTGACCACACCAGTCTGTGTGGAAGAAATACAAGTTCGCTTTGTCCTTCGGAACCTCACGCTTAGGTGTTTTCACCATAGGTTTCCAGAGGCGCCATACAAGATAGGCAAGAATAGCAAGGGCGAGGACTGTGATGAGGGTCCGCATTACTTGAGAACACGAGAAATTCTGCGCTGTTTTTCAAACCACCGGCGATAGGCTTCCTCGGGATCTACGTGGTCCTTAATCTGGATCCATGCTACATCCGTGGTCATTCTCTCAGGTTCAAAGGGCCTAGAATGGATTTTCACCCATTGGCCATTGTATCGCACAAGAAAAATGGAAGTTGGTTCCATTATTTCTTAGAGGTAGGTAAGTGTTAAATGGAAGTCATTGTATTTGGGGTAGCCAAGGGCCTTCTCGCAGTTGCAGGTAATTACATCGTTCACTACGGGGCTTCACGAGTCTACGACACATTCTGTGTGCCCCATACAGTCAGTGAAATTGTATACACGCTCGTCTCTACGTCCAGTCCAGTCTGCGTTGTAGCCTTGGGAACCATGCAGATGACACAAAATAACTACGGAACGTTGCTGACCACAACGTTAGCATCTCACTTAGTGAATGCCCTCAAGGTCTAACGAGTTTGTCCGAGTGGTTAAGGAGACAGTCTTAAGATCTGTTGGCGAAAGCCGCGAGGGTTCGATCCCCTCAACTCGTATTCACATATTAAACTACATAAGAACAAATGTCTTGGGTTACTTCACCAAATGGTGTTTTTTCTATAAACATGGAAGAACCACAGTTACTTTATGCTAAACCAGGTGTAGTCAATCATCCGTGGATTAAACGGTTGTCTGGAAAGGAAAATTATCAGGGAAAAACTCCATATATATTTGCTCATCGACTGGATCCAAATGATTGCCTTCAATTTGCAGAGTCAATGGCATCTGGAATTCTTGGATATAACGAGGAAGCCTGTATTTTCAAAGAGAAACAGAGTAATCTTGAATTTGGAGACACAGATAAACTAAATATTGAAATTGCAAAGAACATTGCGAATGTTCGTAACGAAAATGCCAACCCAAATGTGGGTGAGGCATATGCGGTTGTAAGGAAGAGGGTAATGAAAGGCAAAGCCCCTTACCACATTGGATATGTATTGTTTAAAGATGGTGATACCAACGTTACATTGGAAGCAAATGCTGGAGATCCAGATCTTGAGCACCCTGTTTTTGACATGTATAGCACTAGTAACCCTGCATTATCTTGGCATGCTCGGTATATTGATTATTATAAACCAGCGTCTACGATTGTTATTTTAAAGAATTAAGTTAGACCCGCGGGAATCCAACCAGGTTGGCGCCGATTCCGAAACCAGCACCTGTGCGAGCAGAGGCACCCACACTGGGAGCATAGATATCCAGAATAGCGAAGGTGGCAGTTGCAACGAGGGCGATCATTCCAACCTCGGCAACCTTGAGGGTCTTGCCGGGGAGAACAAACGCGGCGATCGCCACCGCGAGACCCTCCAGGAGATACTTCACAAGACGAGTCACGAGGTCGGCCATATCGACACCGCCAGAAGGGGTAGGCTTGGGCTGGGAAGAATCAGACATTTGTTTGGTTCTTAGGTCCGAATATTTTTTACACAGAGCCATAATACACCTTGTATGTCACGAGGGGCACTCCCACCACCCACACCACCCACCAGGGGATATACAGGGAGATATACTGCAGGATCACAAAGAAAACAACGGCATGGATCGCGGCAGCCATCATACCTGATCCGAGGGACAGAAGGACGCCGGGGCTGAGGAGGAAGAAGAGATACGCGGTTGTCAGGATGTCGTACATGTTTGTGTCTTGCGGAGAAAGGACTTTCAAAGGAACCATGGAATTAAGTAAATGCCCCGCACTGAGCTTCCGAAGATGGATGAGTCTGGACCGATCGACTACCTGGATGAGGATCCTGAGATCCCAACCCAGAAGTATTGCGTGGTATCTTTCATTAGTCCCGAGAAGATCATTAAGCAGAAGCAGGAGTTTATGTTTGAGAAGTTTGTGGCGTGGATGGATTACGAGTGGAAGGTCAAGGGACTTGAGAACTTCATGGCATTTTTGTCCAAGAAGTACTCTGTCAAGATTGACGACCTGCTCAAGGATGCGCAGGAGTATGTGAACGTGCGTAAGGAGGAGGTGAAGCAGACGGACATCCACGAGCAGTATCAGATCTTCCTTCTGAAGAATGAGAAGGAGCTCCAGGAGATGTTTGATAACCAGGTGGAGTTCCGAACGAACATACGTGGTGTCAAGGTTCGTCGTGCATTTGCCACGGTGGAGGAGACGCAGATGTTCGCAAAGGTTCTCCAGCGTCGCTACCCGAAGGACAACCTCTACATTGGCAAGGTGGGTGCCTGGCTTCCGTGGGATCCCTCAGAGCACTTGATGCCGGAGGTGGAGTATGCTGAGAAGGAGCTCAACGAGCTGATGCGCAAGTACAAGGAGAACGAGTCCAACAAGGAGATGTTCTTTGCCGAGCAGCGTGAGGAGTCCATCAAGAAGCAGAAGGATGAGAATGAGCGTCGCAAGAAGGCCAATGCTGAGGAGAAGGCGCTCGAGGATGCTAAGAAGGCACTAGAGGATGCATCAGCTCCTGTTCACCCGAGCGAGGGTGCACACCGCGAGTAAAATTATAGACTTGTATTACAATGAGTCTATACGAAGACGAGTATCTTAAAGCATTGGCTCTTGCAAATGCACATAAGATATCTAAGATTCTTGATCTGAAAAATCCAGCAATCAAAAAACTAATAGATGATGGATGTGATGAATTTATTGAATGTGTTACTGAGATTACCGAAGTGGAACTAGCGACCACTCTAGATGCTGATACGTTGATCAAGGAAATTAGATTTTTCAAACTTATCGTAGATAACTCAAGCTCTCTAGATAAAAGTCCCAGTACAGAAGCCTGTATCTACGGAAGCAAACGAATCATTGATGGTATTTCTGAAACACCTTTTTACACTAAATATGTTCAGTCGGTAAAAATTACCCAGCTCGGAGGCGGAATGCTTAGTATAATAGGAGGACTTCTTGCCATATCTCTTACCACATGGTCTGGAACACATCTTCATGAATCCTATGAAAATCCAGATTACTCTGTATTACCTGCAATTCCATCTCTATCAGGAGCTTTAGGTGCTATAATTCCCTCATTTTTAATATCAGGAGGCGAAAATCCTAGTGTTGATGAGTGGATTGCTGATCCGGCATTCGGAGAACCAAATGCATTTATGAAGGACGCAGCAGAAATAAAAGGTGAAATTGCTAAGTTACAACGGCTAAAGGCAGATCAGGCTATTGTAAATCAGAAAGTTCAGTCAATGTTTGCAGATGACATTGTAATAGGGCGCCTATGTCTAGGAAATACAGAATGCTCGCCACAATCGCAGCGGGCTGCTCAGGTAGTAAAGTACGCCGAAATGCTTCGATCAGTTGTTATAAAACGACAGGCTAGAATTTTAAATCTGGAATCTGAAAAATCTGCACGTCAGAAGGCTGTTCAAGAAAATGCAGAGACATCATGGAGAGTGTATGACTCTATAGCGGTTAGAGATACAGTCAATGGTAACTGGAAAATTGAATATGCACGTGGATCTGCTGCTGCAGAGATAACGGCTCTAGAATCTGTGGAGAAAGATCTCACGCATCAGAGAGAAGAGCTTCAGAGATTATTATACTTAGGGTTAAGTCAAGCTGAATTAAGTGATATCACTCCAAGTGAATTGTACACGATCATGAATGCGTCGCAGGATGGGGCTATTATCACTGAAGACGATGCTAGATTTTTAGGTGTTGAGCCCATAGGATTTACACCGTTAGGAAACATAGCCGCTCGGGCGCCAAATCCTCAACCAATGGCGACACCTCGTCCGGACGAGGTGTCCTTATCGCAGACATCGGGTCTTGTCACATTAGGAATGCGTAATGGCAGACCTACAAATATGAATACATATGCAGCGGACTTAGCAAAGGGTATTCCTTATACCACGATTGTTAATAGTGTATATGCAGATACACAATCATCCCCCACGGAACCCTCTGCGAATCGCATTATTGCGTCGATGATATTGGATCGTCTGGGACAACAACAGTTAGATCGAATTGACAGGCAAATTACAGAGAAGGAGCGACAACTACGCAGTGCCCAGATTATGGAGATTTTTGAAAATCAAGATAAATTCATGCGACTTGCAGTCCAAGAGTTTTCTGATAAAGGTGTTCCTCCTGATCAACAAGGAATTATCATAAATAATTTTCTAGATCAAGCGAGAAACCTAGGGGTAAAAATTAACCCAGAAAAGGGAGCACGACAGCTTGCACAATGCTCTCTCAATAGGGGGTTAGATGGCTGTAAAAAGATAACGTATCGTGAAGCAGCATCTAAGTTGCGAAAGCAAAACGATCTCCGACAGAAATTACGAAATGCCGGTTGGAATGGTATGGTAATTTTTACAACACTTGGTGTTTCGATTGTAATACTCACAACCATACCTAGCGGTGTCGTTGCTGTTGCGAGGGGTGCAGGTGAAATATTGTATTCTGGAGGTGGGGCTATTGTAAATATTGGCAATGCAGTGGCTGCTAGAATCGCGGGACCAAATGCTCATCTTGTTCTGACTAATGGAACGGCTAGTATTCAGCGAGCTGTTGCTCCGACTGCTCTTACAGATCAACCTCAAGGTGCCCCTCCGGCCCCTCTTGCACAACAGCCACTTGCTTTAGCCAATGCGCCTGCAGTGATGCCTGTTGCTCAAGGCGGACAACCGCCACGTTCGATCGGTCTCCAAGCACCTCCTGAACCTGTGCCGGAGAGGCGCGGCGACCGCGAGTTGCAGCCTGTCCAAAGGTTAGGAATGGGGGAGCAATCGGTTCCCCAAAGAGGCGGTTCTACTGTCCACCTGACTTCTTTACCCACACGGAGGGCGGGGCGTTCTTCTTCCTCATCGAAGAGGAGTTATACTCATCGGCGGCGAGCATTGCGGACTGGAAAGGTCGGTTATCGGCCCACAAAGACTGGTCGCAAAGTCTGAACGGCGGATGCTCTGACGCCTTATACCAAAAGACCTGATCATCAAGCTTGTTGGAGGACACGTTATTGCAAATGACCAGTCCCTCATAATTCTCTGTGCACTGGTCCATGAAATCACAAAACATCTCAAAGGTAGGAAACATACCTGCGTAATTCTCGTAAATCCTACGACGATTACCTAGAATATTCTCACGAAGAATGAAGACAAAGTCCACGTTGGTGCGGAGGTTCGGTGTGATACCTAACGGATACTGCATGGTGATAATGGTCATCATGTCCAAGTGGCGACCGTTCATGAAGACGAAACGTGTGGACTCCTCGTTGATCCACTCTTTTGCCGCATACAAACAGTCGTCCAGAATCAGAAACGCGCGCGGGTCAAACGGCTGTCCCGTAGCCTTGGACTTGAGAAACCGCTGTTTAGCAGCGAACTGACGCTTGATAAATGCCTGAACCTTCGTAGGCTCATACTTATCGTGAATCAGCTTGGACGGAACAAACGCTTGGAAATACTCGTTCACGGCTTCTGTGGGAGAGATCACCATGCCTGCGGGAAACGAGTCCTGGACGTTAAACAGAAGATCACGAGCCAAGAAGGACTTACCGGTGTCCTTCTTTCCAATGATCACGATCATGGGACTTTTACGAGAATCCATTCCACATCGTTCTTTGATCATCTCCATGTTGAACTTTTTGAGATTGAAGTTCTGCGTCATCTTGTTCTCCTCGTCGTTTATTTTTTAACTTTCCCCGCCGAGACATCTCACAATGGGAAAGGATCTGCGAACGACACCCGTATCTCTGAAGATCCACCGTATACCGAAGTTGGATGGAACGCATTGGTCAATGAAGACGATGCAACCGTTCTTTCCGTGCCTTGAAAAGCTCTTCAAGACGGAGAACCTTGCCGGACTCCACGACTATGGAGTGAAGCTTGAATTTCCGATTGAGTCCATTGTGGACGATAAGCATATCAAGGTTCGCGGACAGACCATTCCGATTCACCGCAAGACTACGATGATTCTGTCTCCCTTCAAGACGATGCGAGGAGATTATGGTGCATTTGGGGTTCCGAAGCGCACCGATGTTGCCGATGATCTTCAGGACCGCATGCAGAGCCCTCACACAGCTGCGTATGTTGGAGCGATGACATCGATTGCACTCTCTGAATCTGGATGTGAGCACTTTCCTAAGGTGTATGGTGTATACGCTGGACTTGCCGGATCACACACGATTGATATCTCGGACGATTATGAAGATCTCACCGAGAAGGGATGGTTTGCTGAAAAGATTGGAAAGACATTTGAACTCAAGCTTCGCACAGCCGGACACGATGCAGAGTTCAGCCACACACGCCGGGCCCGCATTGCGATTGAAACCGCAGAGGATCTTGCTTTGGATGGAATTGAGGACGTGGATGCAGATCACGTCAGTGCTCCGGACACAGACCGATCGGCAGAGGCGTATGATGTTGCATCCTCTGGATCCCCCGAGCTGGAAGAGGAAGAGTCAACTGAAGATGATGTATACGACATTGAGTCCTGTGCATGCTCAGACGGAACGAATGAGGAAGAGGGTCCCGAAGAAGAGGACGAGCCATTTGCGTGGGCTACATTTACAGATGTGCCTGTGATGACGACGGTCATGGAGGTCTGTGAGGGCACCTTCTACGATCTGATCAAGCTCCACCCTGAGCCGGAGAAGCATGTTGCATGGGTCTCACAGATGGTATTTGCACTTGCGTATGCCCAGCGCAACTTTGGATTCACTCACAATGATCTCCATGGTAACAACGT